TTGCTGGCGGGGGTGTTCAAATCGTGACCGGAATGGTTCAACCATTCATCGACAACAAATGGTCGGATTTTGACATGAACGAAATTGCCGAACGGCTTGCGTTCGATGGCGAATTGTTCGGAGGGTTCGCGGTCAAGGGAACGTGGAACAAAGAACAAACAAAGGTTGTAATGTGGGAACACGTTCCGATTGACATGATTCGCGCGTCAGAGGATGAACGAACGTACTATATTTCCGACGATTGGACCGCTTTGAATCAATCCCCGGAAAAAACTAATTTAAGAATTTTACCAGCGTTCGACAAAGACAATCGAACGGGTTCATTTATTCTTTATTACAAAGAACCACATTTGAAGGGTCGTAAGGAATTAGGCGTATACCCAAAGCCGTCCTATTATGGCGGAATTACGGCAATTCAAACGGATGTTGATATTTCGAAATTCCATATGTATGAATTGCAGAACGGGTTCAAGTCGGGAAGTTTAATAAATTTTCCAAGCGGATACCCCGAAACAACGGAGGAATTGAACCGAATCAAAGCGGATGTCAAAGGACGGTCGCAATCGGTTGAGGACGCTGGCGAAATCATTTTAACTTTTAGCAACGGCAAAGATGAAGCGCCGACAATTTTATCGTTGAACGGGAACAACCTTGACCAAAGATATTTGGCAACCGAAAAAAGCGTGCAACAAAACATTCTTGTCGCGCACGCGATTACATCCCCGCAATTGTTTGGGGTCCGAATGGAGGGGTCATTCAATTCCGCTGAATCCGACGATTTATTTAATATTTTCAAAGCAACCTACGTTGAAACGAAACAAAAGCGAATTGAATGGTTGCTTAATTTTATGCTTGAGTTAAGCGGATATTCGGGCAAGGTAAAATTAAAAGACGTCCAACCGTTGCCAAAAGATGAACCGGTTCAAACCGTTGAGGGGCAACCAGCAACGGAAACGCTTGACGTGGCAAAATCCGCCTTGAATGGGGCGCAAATTGCATCGTTGATTGATGTTGTTGCGAAAATCAAAGAAGGTATATTGACCCCCGAAAGCGCGTTGAACATATTGGTCGCATCATTCCCGACCATAAGCGAAACAACCGCGCGTCGTATCGTTGGAATGCCAGCGGTTCAACAAACACCGATTGTTCAATCATGCGACCGACACGAATTCGGGGACGATGAAATAAAAGTTTTCGCGGAATTCGGCGAATCGAATGACAATTACATTGTATTGCATTCCGAACCGATTGAATGGGACACCCCCAGCGCGGACGTTTTCGCACGAAGTCAACAATTGTTTGATAAAGTTGGCGAAATTTCCGCCAAGTTAACCGGAGGCGATAAAGACGTTTTGAAACTTTTGTCGGACGGGGAATCAAGCGACGCAATCGCGAAGGCGTTGAAGACGTCGGTTGAAGAAATCGCGAAACGAATTCAATTGATTCGTGAACTTGAATTGATTTCGAAGGGAGGCGAAGTCAATACGCTGGGAAAATCGGTCATTGAAAACCTTGATATTCCGATTTCGAGGTTTGAGGTAAGGTATACATATCAAACACGTCCCGACGTTCCCCCAGTCAAGACGCAATCAAGGGCGTTTTGTGTTAAATTAATCGAATTGAATCGAAGTTATTCGCGTCAAGACATTGACAACATTTCCGCAAGGGTTGACCGTGACGTTTGGCGTTACCGTGGGGGATGGTATACGAATCCAAAAACGAAAGCAACAACGCCGTTTTGCCGTCACGAATGGGTTCAACAATTAGTAATTGCACAATAATTAAAACATGAACTATCTTTTATCCGTTGAAAACCTAAAGAAATTAGGGTTGATTCATCAAAATACTGATACAAAAATTCTTGCCGTCGCGATTCGTCGAAGTCAAGACATCAACGTTCAACCAGCGTTGGGGACACCCCTTTACAAGGCGTTATTGCAACGCGTTCAAACGAATTCATGGACACCGAATTATTTAACATTAATGAACGATTACGTTGTTCCTTGTTTGGTCGCATACGTTGACTACCGTTGTTGTTTATTATTGAATGAAAAATTGACAAACAAATCGGTCGGTCGTGTTTCGGACGAAAATATTCAAGCAAACGACCGACAAAATACTTATGTTTTCCGCGACCAATTGTTAAAGGACGCGCAATTTTACAAAGAACGATTAATTGGTTTTTTAATGGACGACAACGGCGACAATTACCCCGAATACATTGATTGTTGCGGATCGCCGTCGATGTGTCACGAAAAGGTCACAAAGGACCAAACGGGTTATTCACCCTTAAACTGGATTATATGAACAAACGGTTTGTTCCCGGAAAAAAGGATATTGAAAAATTGAACAAATATTTGAAAAATGGAAAAGACGTTAAACCAATTGATGCGCGAATTCGAAATAATCGCGAGCGAACATCGACAAATAAATGATTTTTTCCAAGGGGATTATTTGGACGCCGTTTCACGGGACGCCGTCGATTACCCGTTAATGGTTGTCACCTTGCAACCGGGTTCGATTTCCGATTTCGGCGTTCAAGTTAACGCCGTTATTTCAATCGCGGATAAATATAATATACAAGAATACCGTCAAATTAACGAAATACATTCCGATTGTTTGTCCATTTGCAAGGACATTCACGTCATTTTGAAACAATGGCGTTTTGAGGATTTCCTCGACGTGACCGGAACAATCGGAACACAACCATTTATCAACCGTTCACAAGACGTCACGGCGGGTTGGACAATGACCATTGCGATGAATGTTTATGATTCGGAGGATTGGTGCAAAATTCCTATGGATAATTACGATTTCGGAAATGATTAGCGACCAACATATAAGAGGCACGGCGTTAATGTATTTCATTTGCTCGTATATTTTGGCGTTCACCTTATGGTTTCAAGGCGTTTTTTATTTGCAAATGGTCGGATGGACTTTATTTTTTTACAACAATTACCAAATTATTTACGAATTGTACGTCAATCAACACAAGGATGAAAACTAAAATTTCAATTTTTGCGCTTTCTTTACTTTCGATTTTAGCACCGGTCAAACCTATGGTTTTAATTGCAATAGCGTTCATTTGGATTGACTTGTGTTTCGGTGTTTGGCGAAGCGTAAAATTGAAAGGTTGGAAATCGATTCGTTCCCGTGGACTTGCAAGGACAATTTCAAAATCATTGCTTTACGCTGGCGGGATTGTTGTTGTGTATTTCCTTGAAAAATATGTCATTTCCGATTTAATTGGTTTATTTGTATCGGTTGAATTGGTATTGACGAAAGCATTTACGTTTTTTTGTGCATTCATCGAAATCAAATCAATTAACGAAAGTTATTTTGAGGTCACGGGAAAAGATGTTTTGAAGTCATTTAAAGAATTTTTGACGGCGAAAAAACAAGAATGGGACGAGTTTAAAAACTAAATTATGTATACAAGGGAACAAATCGAAAAGGCGGTCAAAGAAAAGGGTTTTAAATGGTTCGAAGACCATTCGAATAAAGGTTACGACGTGAATATTGTTGGCGTTCGAAACAATTCACCCAGCATTGCCGACAAGGTGACAAATATCTTTGACGACCATATTACAATTTCGTTCAAAGATGCAAACGGAACGTGGCAATTTTTTTGCTGGAACGCGACGACCGATCCGGGAAAAAAAGGTGTTGAAAAATTCGGCAATCCTAAAGGCGTCGCGCGGTTGGTTGCGGGTCAATATCGAGGCGTTTGGGCAATCGATAAACATCGAGGAAAGTACGACGCGCTTTGTCAAAGATTAGGGAACGTTACGGTGTGGCGCGATGCTAACCGAGACCTAAAGTTTGACGAAATCAAAACGGATACGGGAATGTTTGGAATAAACATCCATAAAGCGGGTACGTATTCCACTTGGGTTGAAAATTGGTCTGAAGGTTGCCAAGTTTTCAAGCGCGCAAAAGATTTCGAAACGTTCATGTTCATTTGCAAAAAGGCGTCTAAAATACACGGCAATAAATTTTCGTACACTTTACTCGAAATATGAGGTTGATTTTTATTATTTTGCTGGCGTTCGCGCTTGTTTCGTGTTCATCTGAACGCAAAGCACAATACCACGTCCGAAAAGCGCTAAAACACGGCGCTAAATTCACACAAGACACCGACACAATTCGAATCGCAACCGTTGATTCATTCCCGGTAATTGTCAACGATTCGATTGTTTACGAAAAATTTATCGCGTATCGCGATACGGTTATACAATATAGAAACCTATACGTTCCAACAACGAAATTTCAAGAACGAATTCGATACAAGGAACGAATCAAGACCTTGAAAATCAAAGGTGATACCGAGGTCAAGATTGTTCGACAACAAGCGAAAATAAAAAACAACCAAATTGTGAAATATCGAACCAATTGGTTGTTGGTTTTGATTGCGTTCATTCTTGGTTTTGTTTTACGATTCATGTTGAATTCATCGGTTTTCAATCGGATCGCTTTATTTTTAAAATATAGGGGTGAAATTTAGACCACGAATAACGCGCGAAGAATTCGAGGTTGTTGCGCAATATCGAAGAATCAAGCGCGAATGCGACGACCAAGGAATCGACGTGAAAAATGTCAAACATGGTTGGTTGAAATCAAAGAATACAAGCTTGT